AACAAGCATATGTGCATCATTATTTTTTAATACTATACACAACCTACACCGTAAGTGGGGAGTCGATTTCAAACCTTTCAATTGTGGAAGTTGTTTGGCTGCGTGGATTGGGGTCATACTATACTTTTCACCTGAACTAATATTAAACATAGCTAGTGTATTATTTATATCAGGATTTTTAGCACCGATTGTAGAAACATTAATTTATAAGATATGGAATTAGAACACAGACAATATTTAAAAGAGCATTATAATAATTACGAAACTGCTTTAAGTGGTTATGTAAGAAATTTAGATTTGAGCATAATGAAAATGTATGAGCATATTTATAGGACTTATATTGACCCTAGTTTTATTTTAACTATTTGGTGTGGTAACTGCCGGATGGATATGGTGTTAAGATTATATGCTTATTATGAAAAAGCATTAGAACAGGATTTGACTATGACACAAATTACCGAACCAAAGAAGCGTGGTCGCAAACCAAAGACTAATGGCTAATTATATACATCCAACTGCAATCATTGGTGACAATGTTATATTAGGTGATAACAATTACATTGGTGCATATTGTATTATAGGAGACCCTGCAGAACATAAAAAGTATTGGGATAAGCCTAAGGGAAAAGTTATCATAGGGAATAATAATATTGTTACCGGATTGGTTACAATTGATGCCGGAACAGAGCAAGTAACTTATATTGGTGATAATTGTTTTATTATGAAACACGCACATATAGGACACGATTGCACTATAAATAATAATGTTACAATAAGTTGTGGTGCTAAGATAGGTGGGCATTCTGTAATAGGTGAAAAATCAAACATAGGATTAAATGCAGTATTGCATCAATTCAGCAATATTAAAGTAGGTTGTATGATTGGAGCAAGTGCATTTTTTAAAGGGGAATCAGAACCATATTCAAAATACGCAGGTGTACCGGCAAAAAAAATAGGAGAAAATAAACCACGATGAACGCAGTAATATTTTTAAACTATCAGAATGATAGTGTAGCTACATTAGGTAGTAACTTAATAAATGCCGGTTCAGATATTCAGCAGCTTATTATAGTTAAAGAAAAAGGGATAGCCAATGCTCTTAATGTAGGGTTAAATAAAATAGACTTTAGCAATATAGAATATGTAACACTATTAGCCAATGATATACTAGAACCGGACAATTGGTTATTAATGAGAAATGAATTTTTGCAGGATAAGACAATAGGTATTTGTTCAATTTCATTAGATGGCTTTTCAGGTGATTCATTAGATTTAATTGGTAACTTCACAATAACAAAAGAAGCTATAAAAAGAGTAGGTGCATTCAATCAAGAGTTAGACCCCTATGGTGCAATTGATTTAGATTACTGCACACGAGTAAGGGCAGCCGGATTACATACTAAATTTATCCCATCTACTAGAGCCTTGCACATAGACCAAAATGGTAGTGACAAATATGGTTACAATAAAATGGACTTAGTTAAAAAGACTTGGGATTTACATAATGACAATGTATGTAATTACTCAAACGGAAATAAAGCATACTACCTACCACTATGAGAATACTAGCAGTAACAAGCAAATTTAGTGGGGTTGGTTATCATAGAATAATGATGCCTTTAGTTAATATGCAAAAAGACTATTGTATGATTACAGATACGATTAATGAATTAGTATTTGATAACAATTATGACATAGTTATATTCAATAGGTTTTTAACATCCACAGATGCAAAGCTATTAGTTAAGATGAAATTAAAATATGATTTTAAATTAATAGTAGATAATGATGACTATTGGATTTTGCCACCGTCTCACGTTTTATACGAAAGGTACAAGGAAAGTAATATATCGGAAGTCATAACAGAATATATGCGAGTGGCTGACCTTTGCACCTGCACACACGAAAGGTTGGCAGATGAAATATATAAGTATAATACCAATGTAGAAATCCTGCCTAATGCTTTACCTTATGGCAAAGAACAATTTCAGGATGACAAAATAGATTCTGATATGGTCAGATTGTTTTGGTCAGGTTCAGGCACACACGCGCCTGATATGGATATTCTACGCAACCCAATTAAAAAAATTAACTTCCCTATAAAAACAGTTATTGCCGGTTACAATTTAGGGGAGAAGCATATTTGGGATAGAATGATAGGAGTGTTTACAAATGGCTTAAAATTAAATCCAACTATCTATGACTATGCAGGTGTGACTAAATATATGGGTGCTTATGCTGATTCAGATATTAGTGTTATCCCTTTGGTAGATAATAAGTTCAACGCAATGAAATCTAATTTAAAGGTATTAGAAACTGCATCTAAAAGAAATCCGGCTATTGTTAGCAACGTTCATCCTTATAAAAATATGCCGGTATGCTATGTGAATAATCAAAAGGATTGGTACTATTGGATTAAACTTTTGACATTTGATGATGCAGCTAGGATTGAATACGGTCAGAAGCTATTTGAATACTGTGATAGGGTATATAACTTTGACGCTATAAATAACAAGAGATTTGCTATTTATAATAAATTGATAGGTAATTAAAAAGCACACTAAAATATACTTAGACTACTTTGGATATGGAATAGAAGATTTTATACCTTGTGAAAGTTGTGGTGCAAAAGGACAAGACATACATCATATCGAAGCTAGGGGAATGGGGGGAAGCAAAGAGGCAGACAAGATAGAGAACCTTATGGCACTATGCAGATACTGTCATACAGTTATGGGTGATACTAAAACACATATGGAATATTTAAAAAATAAACATAAAGAGAAATTAGATGGCAAAGGGTAAAAACGATTCAACAAAATTAACATTCGGCAAAAGGAAAAACGGTAAAGCAAAAAAATCACATAATAAAAATGACAGAAAAGAACGCAACTATCGAGGTCAAGGTCGTTAAGATTAGCGACATTAAATCTAACCCCAATAACCCTAGAATTATCAAAGATGATAAGTTTAAGAAATTAGTTGAAAGCATTAAAGGTTTTCCTGAAATGGCTAATGTAAGACCTATTGTAGTAAATACGGATATGATTGTCTTAGGTGGCAATATGAGATTAAAGGCTATGAAAGAAGCCGGTTGGAAAGAAGCACCTATTCAAATAGTGGATTGGGATGAACAAAAACAAAAAGAATTTATAGTAAAAGATAATGTAGGATTTGGTGAATGGGATTGGGATGACTTAGCAAATAATTGGGAAGTAGAAGAATTAACTGATTGGGGATTAGATATACCAAACTTTGATGCAACTGTATTAGAAGCAGAAGAAGATGACTTTGCCGTTCCTGATGGTGGAATTGAAACGGATATTGTATTAGGGGATTTATTTGAGATAGGCGAACATAGATTGCTTTGTGGGGACAGTACCGATAGCGACCAAGTAGCAAAGTTAATGAACGGAGAAAAGGCTGATATGGTATTTACTGACCCGCCTTATGGTATTAGTGTTGTAAAAAATGATATGGTTGGCGCTGATTTTGGTATAGCAAAGAAGGGTCATTATAAACCTATTGCAAATGATGAAACCAAAGATGTGGCACAAGAATTTTATCAAACTTGTGTCAGCTTAGGAATGGATAATTTTATTATTTGGGGTGGTAATTATTTTACTGACTTTTTACCATTTAGTGACGGTTGGTTAATATGGAACAAAAGAGCAGGTACAGACATAAGAAATACATTTGCAGATGGAGAAATGGCTTGGTGTAGCTTTCACACTCCAATTAGGATTTATGACCAATTATGGAATGGTATGATAAGAGAAGGTGAAAAAGAAAAAAGAGTTCATCCTACTCAAAAGCCAATAAGAACTTTAGCAGAAATAATTGAAGACCATATAAAAGGCAAGATAATATACGATGGTTTTTTAGGTTCAGGTTCTACAATGGTAGCAACACATCAAAAACAAAAGATATGTTATGGTGTTGAAATGAGTCCTGACTATTGCCAAGTGATTATAGACAGAATGAAAAACTTAGACCCTACATTAGTAATCAAAAAGAACGGAGTACCTTTGTAATAACAAAGAGATAAATAAGAAGATATGGCAAATGAACAGAATTTAATACCTGTACAAAAAGGTGAGATAAGAAATCCGAATGGCAGACCTAGAAAATATGTCAGTCTTTTAAAGGAGCAGGGTTATAAGCTAAGCGAGATAAATGATACGATACAGGTTATGATGTCAATGGATATGGAAGAACTAAATGCAGTATATAAGAATCCAAAGGCAACAATATTAGAAAAGACTATTGCAGGTGCTATGAATAAAAGCCTACAAAAAGGCAGCCTATATTCACTAGATACTTTATTAACTAGGGTATATGGTAAGCCAAAAGAACAGATGGATATTAAAACAGATAACAAAATAGAAGTTATCTTTGTAGATGGTAAAACCATTTTATAGTGCAAATATTCCTGCCAACCCCACATATTAACCAACAGAAAATACTAGAATGCGACAAGCGTTTTAGGGTTGTGATGTGTGGTCGTAGATTTGGTAAGTCGGAACTATCACAGATACTTTCAGTAGCCTATGCCGTTAAAGGGCTTTCTGTGGCTTATATAACCCCTACTTATGGATTGGCTAAGGTTTTCTTTGCAAAGCTAACTGAATCCCTAGAACTGCCTAAAAACAAATCTGACCTTAAAATAGATTTTCCCAATGGTGGACAGGTGGAATTCTTTACAGGTGAACGATTAGATAACCTAAGGGGTCGCAAGTTTCATTTGGTTATAATAGATGAAGCCTCATTTATCCCTGAATTAGAATCCGGATGGCAGAATAGTATTAGACCAACGCTGACCGATTACAAGGGTAAGGCTATATTCCTTTCAACTCCTAGAGGTAAGAACTATTTTTATAGTCTGTTTATGAAAGCCGGTGAGAATGATTGGGCTTCGTTTAAGTTTACTAGCTATGACAATCCATATATAGACCCACAGGAAATAGATGAAGCTAGGATGCAATTGCCGAATGTAGTGTTTGAGCAAGAATATATGGCAAACCCTAGTGAGAATAGTGCGAACCCATTTGGTAACAAATTTATACAGGATTGCACAAAGCCTATGAGCAATCAGCCGATAGTGGCATTTGGTATTGACCTTGCAAAGTCGGTTGACCACACAGTAATCATAGGGCTTGATAATGGGGGTAACGTGGCTTATTTTGACAGGTATCAAATGGATTGGCATAATACTAAGGAGAATATTAAACGGCTGCCTAGATGCCCTATATTGGTCGATAGCACCGGAGTTGGTGACCCTATCCTAGAGGACTTACAAAGGGAGGGAATAGCAATTGAGGGATTAAAGTTTACAAGTTCTAGTAAGCAGCAACTA